CCCTGCTGAGGCACGAAAAAACCCTCCATTATGGAGAGTACTGCGTTTGGGTCTTTCTTCTTTAGTTCGATATCTTCACGCTCAAGGTCATCAAGGAATCGCTGACAAGCCATTACTATTTCAGCACCTGCTATCCTCTTCCCATTGACAACATCAAGTGCGTACTCTTTTGCAATTCCTGTATAGTCCTTTGCCTTCATATGCCTAAATCTTTCAACACTCCTGATAATGATGGTTTGTTAGGATCACCCTTGAGTGCGGTTTCGTTTATCCGCTTTAGTCCTGCAGGTGTTAACCCTAAGTCACGCCAATATGCAAGAGCCGTTTTGTTGAGATCATCAACCACAACGAGAGCAGGGTTCTTCACTATGTTAGTGTTTCCCCCTGCGTTCGTGTGTGTGACTATTGCATTTGCTCCTGATGCGTAATACTTTGACAAAGCATCATCTCTCGCTTCAAGAGTTGACGATAACGTATCAATGACGCTGTCAAAATATTCCCTGTATGTTCCTGCTTTTTTACAGGCATCTGCTATTTTTTCACGCCATTCTTCTTTGTTCATAATATTTTTTCGTCTATTTTTCCCAAAGGATTACTCAAAAACCTCTCGTATATATAAAAGTGGGTAAGCGGCGTTCAATGGTAGCTCTTATTTTTCTTGCCGACAGGGGGGATATGTGTGTGATATGGTTATGATTATTTATTTCCCCTTTGGCGGATAGCCACACCTCTGTAGTTTCTTTTGTAGCAATAACCCTTCATCTGTTAGTTCATGGCTATCTCTATCGTGCATTCTGTTGTGAGCATCAGCTGATAGTGAGATGAGATTCCATTCACACCATTCATACTCAGGAAAAGTTTCTACAGGAAAGATATGGTGTACTGTGTTGGCTTGTACTATCCTTCCGTATCTCTTCGAGTATTGGCATTGGTAGTTATCTCTCTTAAGTATCTTCTCTCTCAGCCTTAACCATCGTCTGCTTGTATAATCCATTTATCTTTGATTTAAACGATGTTTAACTTTAAGTTGATTAATTAATCAATAAAATATAAATCACTCGTTAGAGATTGAATATCCGCCTTCTATCGCCTTGTCATTGCTGACCCTGATATCAGACCCACAATCAATCCTATTCCGAATGAAAGTATTATTATTTCTTCCATTGCTTATTGCCTTTGCTAAGTACAGGAATGGTGTATCGAGTAATGCCACAATCATTTCGATAACGCTTGTGCTCAATGCTATTGTCAGGATCGTGCCTATATCGTATATCCCCCAAAACGCAAGAGCGATGAATCCGAAGTTCTCAAGACAGTTGCAGATTATAGTCGATACGTTATTCCTCAGCCACAGTGCCCTGCCTTGCATCTTATCCTTTATCTTGTTGAACAGGTATACATCTGCAAGGTTAGAAATAAAATACATTACAGCACTTGCTATGCTTATCCGCAGGTTGAGTGCGAACAATGTCTGCATAGCTCCGTCTGCGTAATCAAACTCACTTGGAGTATATCTCAGGGCAATCTGCGTAGCACATATCAAGACTATGTTTGCCGATAATCCAATGAATACAGCCTTCTTCGCATCTTCTTTTGAATAGCACTCGGAAAGAATATCGGTTGCAAGAAAGATTGATGCGAACATTACAGTACCGATTGCCGTGCTCAGTCCGAATATCTCTGCGTTCTTTGCCGTGATGATATTAGCTAATACAGTAGCGATTGCTACCCACGCTATCACGCCTTCTTTCTTGAAGAGTGCGTGACTCAGTATCACCATAGAGAATACAACAGCGACTTCAATTACTAAGATTAATTCATTCATATTATTAAATTCCTTTCGTAGTTTTTTTAGAGCGGGTTATTGCATACCGCTTTATTTATTTTGTTATGACCACATCGAAATGGGTTCGACAGTCTGTGACCTCGTTTCTGATTTCAAGGTCTGTTGGCTCATACGTTTCAGAAATAAAATTGTAGATTCGGTCTACTACATCTTCGATGTTGAGAGTCTTTCCGTCTATGTTCTGCATTATCCATTCCTGAACTTCTGTGTAGTCAGGATAATACTTATTCGGAAGAAAACTTATCTCAAGACTATTCTTGTAATAGTCTCCGCCCAACTCGCAACGAGTGTATGCGTCAGGCTTCATTACTATCAGGTTTATTCCCTGCTTATTTGGTATCTTATTCATAATATCGCTGGGTCTTTTACTCCATTCGCTTCAAACGCCTTTTGCCTATCAATACAAGTTCCGCACCTGCCACAAGGCTTATCTCCGCCCTCGTAACAGCTCCACGTTAATTCGTATGGAACATTCAATTCAAGTCCACGCTTGACCACCTGAGCCTTATTGCAATTTACAAAAGGAGCTTTGATTGTTAATCCGCATCCGCTTCCGAGATTGATTGCTTCGCTCATTGCGTTTGTGAATGCATCACTGCAATCAGGATACGCATTTCCTGCCGAGTCATCTGCGTGTGCTCCGTAGTATATTTCTTCGCAACCATTTGAGATTGCGATACTTGCCGCTACCGATAAGAACAGTCCATTCCTGAACGGCACATAAGTCGAAACAGGTTTGCCCTTCGTCTTATTGAGCTGTTCGGCGTAACTTTCTTTCGGTATTACTGATTCATTTTGCATCAGTAAAGAACATTTCGAGTCTTCAAAGATTGGCTTGAGATCAAGTTCAATATGTCTGACCCTGTAATACTCTGCAACGGCTCTTGCCGCTTCAAGTTCTTTATTATGCTTCTGTCCGTAATAGACAGAAAGAGATATAACGTTTTCTGATCCGTACTTATCAATAGCAACAGCAAGACAGGTAGTACTGTCAACGCCACCGCTCGATAAAACAATTGCCTTCATAAATGCTCCTCTGCATATTGCTGAAACTTGCACCACTCTACAAAGTTATTGACCGCAAGTTCTCTGACTCGTTCTTTTGGGACTCTTGCCCCGTCAGGCTTTTCAAATTTTGTCATTGTCTTTCCGTTAAACCTGTAGATGTGTCCGAACCTATTCCCTGTAGTCCACGCAGTTGAGTCTACGCTGTCGAAGTGGTACTTCTTCATACCCTCCAAGTTTGTAAATCCTAATCCGTGGATCTTGGCATTTCTTTTGTGTGCTTCATTAATGAAGTACGGGAAGTATTTGTACTGAGTTTGTTTAATCTCTTTTGATACTATTCCGCCGATTGCCACATAAGGGTATTCCTCGCACATTCTGAGGAATGATTCCTTACCTCTTGATAAATGCCACACAGGAATGCATTGCTTATTCGTTAGTGATTCAAGTTTCTTCCTCAGCTTTAACACATTGTCATATCCGACTACGTTATCAATATCCAACTCGAAGAACTTGTCTATGTTGTATGTGTTGATGAAATCAGCATACCGTTCAAGGTAGTCATTCCAATCAACGTGTGTCTTTGTATTCGACATAAAAGTAAATGCCCCACTATCGAGAAGAAAATCTCCGAAGTAAGGCATCAGCTTTTGTATTTCATCTTTGTCGGCATAGTAGAACGATTCAAGAATATATGGCTTCCAGTTAGGGATGCCACCCCCCCCTACTAAGGCAGGAGCCACCCAACCGAACAGCCCGCTCTTGTTCGCTTCGTGTACAAGAAATATTTTCATTATTAGGGATACCCCCCCCTAATATCGGAGTGAGATATACCCATAGGCCCGTTCCCGCAAGGTATACCTTCATTAATAAACTTCCTTATTTCCTCAGCTTCGTCAGGGATACCCCCTCTGCATATCACATTGTAAATGCTTCGCCACATCGGTGAGAGATTTCCTGATATTGCTCCTGCCATAAATATACGCATCGACCTCAGGGACACCCTCCATTAATGCGGAAAGAATCTTCATCTTTCCATTGTCTCCTGCAAGATAAACCAACATACTCTTCGATTACCCACATTCTTGAGTAGCAACCTGCGAGATACATCTTCATAGGTCAAAGTACATTCCGCAATGCGGACATTTTATCTGCTTTGGTTCTTTCTCGGTTTCTTCTTGCTCTTCAAAGAAGTTGTCAATGTCTATACTCTCAGTTTCAGGGAATTTGAAATCAAAACCGCCGAAGTCTACATCTTGAAGCTCAAGATCAAGTAAGTTGAAGTCCCAACCTGCGAACTCAGATGTTTTATTATCCACAAGCCTGAACTCTTTTATTTCTTCGTCTGTTAGATCATCAGCAACGATACAAGGAACTGTTTCAAGCCCAAGCTCGATGCTTGCAAGGTATCTTGTATGTCCTGCTACAATAACGCCTTCTTTGTCAATTACAATCGGTACTTTGAATCCGTATCGTTTGATTGACTCTGCTACATACGGAACTGCATTGTCATTCTTGCGAGGGTTATTCTCGTAAGGTTGTAATTCCTCTAATCTCTTTTCGACTATGTCCATTGATTCACCTCTGTTTTCACGCATCAGAAAAGGCGGCACATTTAGTACCGCCCTCTCAGAAAGGAGTGTCTATTATGATTGCTCATACTTTATGACACTAACATTTTAACAGGTAAAAAATCCGATTGTGTCCGATTATTATGTTTCTTTGATTTCATACCCCTTGTACATCATCATTTTCCTTTTTAGCTTATAAACTTGATTATTTCGTGTTATAGGTGACTTTACATCTTCAATGATATATTTATCACCTTGCCGATAAAAGAAGTCACAAACATAATATATCGGTCTCTGCTTGCGTCCCTGATAATAGAACGCAGGTTGCAGTTCAAATTTCTTCTGCCGTTCAAGCTCAGATATGACTCCTGCTCTCTCTAACAGCTTTAGCTCACACCATCTTGAAGCTTCCTTCATACTGTCAAAGGTTATCCCATCTATTTCAGTTTTTTTGTTGTGATATTTACTCATTCTTTTGGGCCTTTGAATATAATTACCGCAGATGGGAACGGGGCAGGATTGGAGTTGCTAAATTTTAACCTTCCTTTGATAAACCTTACTTCGCTTTTATACTGAATATAGTTATGCCACCACTTCGTATCGGTACGGCTCGGTATCAGCATTACTACTGTTGTGTTTGGCTTATGCCCCTCTTCATAACATTTCTTCGCCCAATCTTTTATGTTGCTATACGGCGGATTACACCACACGCTGTACCCCCCCAATTTTTTGAGAGACCGTCTTCTTCTTTTGTGAAATACTTTTCGCATTTGTGGTTATCTGCCGTTGCACAAGCATCTAAGTTGAACCTGAACTCTGCATCAAGTTGTTTAAATATCTGTTGTGGCGTTTCCCATTCATCCGACTTACTTGAAAATAAAACCTTGTCAACCATTACTCCACCTCTATGTTTACATCGAGCATTTCATACTTACGGATTTTATCTTCCGCTTTTGACAGCTTCACTCTCAGATCATTGATTTCTTTTGATAGCTTTACGTTCACAGCATCATAGTTATAACAGGCACTCATCAGCTTATTATTCTCTTCCTGCAACGCTGTTATCTTATCACGCATCTTCCTGATATGCTCTACTGTTTTATCGGTATCAGGAATCTCAGTTATTACTTTGCTCGTTTTCTTCTTCGCCATAGTCTCCCCTTTCTAACTGCGTTGTCAGGTGGTTGATTATGTTGTACACCTGACTCCTTGAGTAGCCTGTTTCGTCTATGATCGCTTCGGCTTTCATTCCATCGACCCACTTGCAGGTGTAAATCTTGTTGTAGATATCTTTTGATTTTCGCAGTTCTTCTTCCTTGATTTGAAGTAGCAACTTTCTGTCGCTTAGTATCTCACGTGCTTCTGATAACCTCTCCTTGATTGCTCTGCGTTCAACCTCAATGGCATATTCTTCCGCCTTCCTCGTCAGTATGCTCCCACCTGTCACAGGGTTGCTCGGTAAGAACTCCCTTTCGTGTTCTGCAAGTGACGATTTCGGCTGTACCTTTTGCATCAGCACTTCCTGCTCGTCGAGGATTGATTCAAGTGCGTTTTGAGCATTCAGGAACGCTATGTAATACTTCCTGTGCATCAAATATAATCTCATATTATCACTCCCAAGTTATCCAACCATCCTGCTCTGAATCATCGTCTATTGTTTCGTTGATATCAGCAGAGCGGCTATCAATACTAACAGCATTACTTCCATTTTTCACAATCCATTCCAATATATGACCAAGAGTTACCGCTATCCAATATATGTATCTATCCTGCCAAATATCTTGCCTTTCGGATAACCTCTCGGCAATCTGATCCATACGTTCTCTGTCTACTGAATACTTACTCATCAGGTTCTCCCCATCCGCAATCCGTCTGCGGAGTATCTTTGTAATACATCTCGCCATCGCACTTTGTGCATTTGTACGAACCGCTTTCAGCGCAGTTAAGGCAATGCGCCTTAAACCTTGCATCGACTATCAGACATTCCGTCTGCGGAGTATCGGCTGTGTCATATGCTCCCATCTCTCGGATATATGCCTTGAGTTCGTTT